CGCAGTGCGCTGTCTTCAGGGGTAGCTCTTTCCGCTGCGCCAGCAGCAACACCTGAAGCTGCACCAAGAGCGCCTTCAAACGCCAAGCCTCGACCTGTTTGTGGAATAACTGCCGAAGCAAGGTTTGCAGCGTAAGGGGCTACACGACTGCCTTGCGTCAGGAGTTGAGCACCACGAGCAGCCCCTGCCATGATAGGAACAGCCATAGCTCCTTGAAGAGCGTCATCCACCCATGTGCGAGGTTTAACTTGTGCTTCAGCAGGGACAGGCTGCTGTCGTGGGCCAGTGGCTGACTCACCGGGAATTTCCCATGTCTGTGGGTTCAAGCCAAAGTCTTCCGGTTTAGCCATTCCATTACGAATGGCAGCCCGAGCTACTTCTTCTTTAGAAGTGCCTTCTGGGACACCTTTAATAATCTTACCATTTGGCAGTTTCACGTCCATGTTAATTTCCTTGCTTTATTTTTTAAGCTGAGACCACTCAACAGCGTCGGTGCTTGACCCTATATTAGGGAATAGAGTTTGAGCAGTATCTTCACTCAAGTTACCTTCTTTCACCCCAATAGTGCGAGCCTTGCCCATCTTCTTATTGATACGATCTACACTTGTTTTCTCTAGCAGCGAAGCCACAGTATAGAGCTGTTTCATAATGTCTTGATTAGGAACACCCTCAATCTTCTTGTTAGCCCAATCCAAAGCACCTTGAACAAGACGAGGATCAACACCAGTTCTGCGGATGTCTTCGTTAGACAGCTTACCCTCACCAATAGCTTTAGCAACCTGTGTTCGAGCAGCTTCCCAAGCCTGAGAGTTGTTAGAAGTAGCCGCTACGTTAATCAACTGCTTAGTAGTCTCAACGGAGCGAAGCATCTCTTGGTCAGGTGCTGTTAACTTGTCAATGTTATTCATCAAGTCAGTTACGCTTGCACCTTGTTTAATCGTAGGTGATACAGTTACGGTAGTTCCTCGTCCTTTTGAAACACCTTCAATCACTTTATTAACTTCAGCAATCTTTACAGGATCGGTCAAACTATCACGATACAGTTGGAGCTTTTCAATTTCAGTCTGGGTTAGATTTTCAGTCAAGACCAAATCATTCACGTTGCGGGTTTGAGCATATTTACCCAACGAAGCGGTGGTGTATTTACCAGTCTTAGCCAGCTCTTGCACAGGATCAGCTTCACGTCTACGTTGGTCAGCCAAAGCTTTAGCAGCATCAACATCTGCAAGACCCTTCTCCAGCTCCAAAGCACGACTAATCAAAAGGTTAGCAGTCTGAGGATCAGCATTAGCAGCAGCGGTACGCAGTGCGTTAGGATCACCAATATCCAAACCACCGAGCAAACCTTGACGGGCACGAGCTTGAGCCATCTCAGGGTCTTCATAGCCCAGAGAGCTGCTAATAGCATCGCCAAACATGGAACCAGCACGGTAGAAACCTGCCTGAGCTTGCTGCATAGGAGTCAACTGAGCAAAGGCAGCAGTACGCTTATCCAACTCAGCAGCTCGTTGTGCTTGGATGTCTTGAGGAGTGAACCCAAATAGAGATTGTGTTACATTAGCCATTGTTTCTCCTTAGAAGCCTTGTTCTTGTGCTGCAAGCATCGAAGTTTGCTGTGATCCGGTGTTCGTATTGTACTTGTTTGCAGTGGACGCATTACCAAAATAGTTGGTCAACGCTTGAGTAAACTGCTTGTTCTGGCCTAGACCCTGCAAGCTAGCTCCCAGTGGGCTATACCCTTGTGCCGCGCCTAGAGTTTGGGCAGCAGAAGCTCCGCCAGAGAACAATGCTTGAGCGCCCGCAGTGTTCACAGCACGACCACCAAGGTTAGCACCAATCTCAAGAGGCTGTTGGCCCAATGTCTCAATACCTTGAGCTTGTTGGAGCTGAGTGTTGAGAGGGGTGTACCCGCCAGAAGCGATACCGAAGGCATCCTTGAACAGACCTGTACCAAACTGAGTCTGAGCGCGTCCTTGTTCCTGAGCACGAGCAGCCAGTTCAAGGTCTTGTTGTGCCACAGCGTTAGCAAAGGCTTGAGCCAGAGGGTTAGCCTGACCGCCACCAGCTTGAGCGACACCCAAACCTTGAGTACCAGTCTGTGCCAGTTTATTCATCAAACCACTCATGGCCTGTTCACGACCCGGAGCCAGTGCAGCCTGTTGAGAAGCCATCCACTGCTGCGCTGCTTGCTCAGGAGTCTGAGCCATGTATTGTTGACCAAGACCAAACAACCCTTGAGCTGCTTGAAGACCTTGCTCCGTAAAGCCCATGCCTTGCCCTGTCTGAGCAAGGATACGGTCACGAAGGGCTTGCATCTCAGGTGTCAGCTCATAGCCAGCACCTGTCAATCGACCTTCAGCATCAGTCTCAAAGCGAGACTTACCAAAGCCAGTGGTGATAGCTACAGGACGGAATCGAGATTCCTCTGCTGCAATCCGTGCTGCTTCTAGCTCTGCGTCTGCTTGTATCCGTGCTGCTTTCTTATTGGCGCTGCTAGATAGCAGACTACCTCCAATTGTTGCTGCGGCTGCAATCCAAGGCATATTAAACCTCTACTTTCTTAATTAATACTTCATCAATGTGATCTTCATCAGTCTCTTCAGTCGCATGGACACAGAACCAAGAAGAATCTTCAACAGCGTAGATAGCATGGTTGATACCAGCTTTAATCGTTACCACTGTTGGTGCTGTGTATTCCACAACCTCACTGTCATCCGTCTTGACCAGAACCTTACCAGAGGCAAGGATACTCATATGGTCAAAGTTATGAGAATGACTCAAGGCTGTGTATCCAGCAGGTAGCGTCATTTGTTTGGCATATACCCCACTGGAGAAGTGATGGACAATGCCTAGATCAACCTCAAAAGTTCCTGCCATCTCTTGAGCAGCTTGTTTGATTGTCTGTGTCATACTTAGGCTGTACGTTTCCACATATACACAGTGATGTACGGCTGGAGGTTAGCGTTAGTGCCGCTAGAGCCTGTAGTGCTGTTTGCCACGGTGATGCCTGTAGTGTTTGAGTTTACTGCTCCAGTATCTTGCAAAGGAGTGATTGTACTGCCTACCGAAACTCGCGCGCCTGTATACTGGTCGCTGAGTCCGTACTGTGAAATACTGTGTACGTGTCCCGGATCAGTCACGGTGGCTGTGTGTGTATGACTGACTACAATAGCGTCTTTAGAGCCTCCTGTTTCCTCTGCTGAGTCAAATAAAGGATCAGAAGCATTGAAGCCCACCATTACTCGACCTGCACCAAAAGCAGCCCAAGTACCAAACCCTAGCAATGTACCGGGATTGGTAGACACAGCAGCGTTCGTGTAAATAGAGCCTACAGGATAAATCTGTGACAAAACCGCTGTCACCGCAGCAGTGACAAAAGCAGTGGTAGCAAGCTGGTTGGTGTTAGTCCCTGCCGAAGCCGTAGGCGCATAAGGCACACCTAAGAACGTAGGGCCAGAGATGTCAGCCTTAGACGTTACTGCCGTAGCAATGTTGTTAAACTCAGTATCAATTTCAGTTCCTTTGACAACCTTTAGAGGGTCGCCAGAAGGCAATCCATCCTTGACTGCAAAGTTAGTGCTCTTCGTGTAATTAGCCACTATACTCTCCTGTTAAATTAGTTTGCCTTCTTTGGCCTGAATCTCAATCTTCTGGATACTCAAAGGAGCACCATTGATGTCTGCCTCATATCCTGTCTGATAAATCTTACCTGAGCCATTAGGATAAATCACCAACGGTTGAGTAAGAACACCCTCAGCATATTCAGCCACAGTGTAAAAGTCTTCGTTGTAGAAAGACACACCCTGTGCTTTAATCGTCACAATCTGTGACTTGTAGTTCTCACTAAAGTCATAACCCCACTTGACAATCACTGACTGGTTGTTACCTCCAATCACATACACTGTCACTTTCTTTGGGATAGAAGTGATGTTCTGGTTACCCAAGTCTGTGTGGTTGGTGTAGTATTGGAACAAGTATTTCTGTCCATTGTCTTGGAAACCGAAGTACTTACCAACATAACCTGTCATTCCCATCAGCATCCTGCGGTCACTGGTGTAGCAGAAGCTTTTAGCTCCCAGTCCTTCCCACACCGTAGTACGGGCAGCGCCATCAGGCAAAGCAGCTTTGGTGTCAAAGCAGTAGGCTTGGCTCACTGAAGGGAAAGTCAGGAGGTAGAAGCCATCAAACGGGTTATAGACACTCTTAATGTTAGCGGTAGTCTCACCACTGACAATAGACAGCATCTCATCACGCACGTTCTTAGACAAGTCACGCAAAGGAGCTGACTTCTCTTGAATGGTTCGCATGACAGACCGCACACCAGTGCTGCTCAGGAAGATGATGTCTGAACCAATGTTCTGAATCGAATCCCTTGCAATACAACCAATACCTGTGATACTGTCTGCCAGAGTCAGGTCAGCAGGGCTGGTAGCATTGTTATAAACCAGAATGTTGTTAGTGCCAAAGATGTAGAGGAAGCCGTTATGAGCGCCCATCGCTACAATGTTATCAGCTCCGTTCTGCCACACTTGATCTACGCTCAGGAAACCTGCTGTACCTGTGTCCCAGACGTGACATGCAAGGATGTCTGAGAACCAGACTGTAACCTTCAGTGTTTGCTTGTTGAGCAGTACCTACATACCCAGACTTCTCTGAGATACGTCTGTAGGTGGTTGTGCTGACAGCAGGGTCAAAGATCAAAGGATCATGTCCTGACTGGAAGAGATAGATACACTCGTTAAGAGCTACAATCTGCCAGTTGCTAGCTGTGATGGTTGGAGCAGTTCCACCGCCACCGTAGGTCAGCTCTGTCAGAGTACCAGAATCTAGTTTGAACAGCGTTTGATTGCCAGCTACTATTATATACTTTATTCCAGCATCTGTCAATAGCTCACCGATAGAATTTACAGAATTTTCTCCTAATTCTTCAGATTCTTCATGTTCTGGTGTCCAGCCCTTACGTGCGCCAATACGACCATACTTGTCAATGACACAGTTCTTAGCCAGTAGAGCAAAACCACTAGCCAAATCCAGTGAACTGTCCTGACTATTTAACCCAAGAAATCCCGGAGCTGATATCGACTGCGTTTGTAGCGGTTTGCTCATTTATGTTTCTCCACGTAAGCGATGGCTTTATTTAGAATTTCTGTAGAATCTCTAAATTTTCCTAACGCCGTATTACAATGATGGCACAGAAGACCTCGTACCTTACCTGTTCCGTGGTCATGGTCTACAAATAACAAACCCTTAAAAGAATCAACTTCGTCTGCGTCACATATTGCACATTTATGTTTCTGATTCTTTAAAAGCTCATTATAGTCTTCCAAACTCAACCCATACTCAGATTTAAGCCAATATCGCCTGTTTTGCAGATACCACTCTTCTGGGGTCATACTTGCTTGTTTAGCTAGTTTCTTTTCTTTCTTACAGGCTTTACAAATCCAAGCATAACCACGAGATTTATTTGTAGCTTTCGGAAAGTCTGTTTCTTCTTTTTCAAGTTTACAGTGTGAGCATTTTAGAAAGCCCGGAGCAGAGATAGATTGTGTTTGTAGTGCTTTAGCCATTTAGACCACCACCCATGCATCCTCTTCTACATAGCGAGAACTCTCGATAGCAATGTAGTCAGAGAGGACTTGTTTAAACAAAGCGTAAGCCTCACCGCTCTGAAGACCACCATCCTCACCTCGCTCCACCAAGGAACGGGCATAGGTCAGTTGAATCACAGGCTCCGCTGGAACCTTAATCTGGTCAGAATCCAACCGGAGGTCAGGCTGAGGATCGTAGATGTTAAAGAAAATCTGATAGGCAGCATCAGGGATGGGGAACAAATCAACCTGAGTATCCCCGTTAGAGTCCACACCGTTGAAGTTGTAGACCATAGGAGCGCCAGTCTGAGGAGCATCCCCACCCAAGAAGTACTTGGTCATCTCATAGGATGGGATATTGTTCAGGTGTCGCTTGCTGGTGTTGTCGTACACCTCAATCACCCGGAATCGGTGGTTAGTGCCCACCAAAGCATAGTTGAATGTACCAGCAGTGGTGGTAGCAGTCAGAGTGTTGGTCAAAGCGTTCCAGCGATAGGAATCCTCCACTTGACGCTTAGAGTCATTGATGAACTTACCAATCAGCTTAGAAAGGTTGTTCTCGTTGACCGTAGTAACTTCAGGCTCACGCATACGCACAAGCACATCGTTCACTAGGTCAAGATAGGTAGGCAATGCCATGATGTTTTATCCTTTCTTTACTGTTGTTCGTCTTGAGGAGGCTGTTCTGGAGGCTTCTTGTTCATAGCCAAGAGAGTACCCAAGGAACCTGTGATAAACGTAGCCAGAGGGGTAATCAGAGCGAAGAAAGCCTCATCATTGGGAGCCATAGCTGTCATCGGTTGGGTCACGAAGACCAAACTAAACAAAACTACTCCAACGATACCAGCCAATGTAAGCGACAGGGTTACACCAATGATAAAGCGAAGCAGAGCATCATAATCAGTTTTCATTCTGAGGTTCTTTCAATAGATACTTGGTACAGGTTCCATCAGCTTCACAGGCAGGAGGCTGACACGAAGGAGAGGAGTGGTTAACAGGGTCTTGACATGGATAGCGATACCTGTCTTGACAACCCACCAAGGCCAACAAGCCTACTAGAATAATTATATTTTTCATACGCTCCTTGCATACCAAATGGTTCCACCGATGATTATACCTAAACCACCCAATAAGATAATGATAAGACCAATCATGGCTATGTCTTTAATCCTATCGATGATTCTCTGTCTCTTTAAGACCCTCTGACGCTCTGCCTCTTCACGCTTCTTCTTAGCCTCAAGCTGGAATTTTAGCCAATCTGTCCACAGACCTGCTCGGCCTTGGTAGATCATCATTTCACGTAGTTCTTCCTCTTGTTTCTTGAGTTGCTCTAACGCCATGAACTCTTCAAGATCACCTCTATCAGAGCCACCTTTACTACTGGCTTTCTTTTGGATTACCGCCTTGTTGTCAAAGTACTGGAACAGTGCCTGTCCAGCGTTCATTATATCACCAGAATTACTTACAGCCTCCTTGATAACCGAGAAGGCTGCATTGGCGAGAGCAAGTTCTGCAAGCATGGTTATTTAACCTTTATGTGTTCCCACATCACACCGATAGCAGTTATTAGGCCACCAATCCACAGAAGAGGTTTAGCTGCCTTGGCAAGCCACTCAAGGACTGTGAAAGCCCCTTGAGCAGCATTAAAGGCTTGAACCACGTTAGCTGTATCTGACTGGAGCTTATCGACCTTAGCCTCTACCTCGCATAATCGAACATAAATCTCTTTATGCGTTATGTCTTCTTTTGTTATTGGCTCCATCTAAGTTACTCCTGTTGTTGTAATTCGTTTACCTCTAATGAGACAAGCGTAGTCATTTTGAGACATGAAAAATTTGCCGTTAACGCCAACAGCGTTTTTATCTGTAAAAATCGGCAACTTCATGACCCCACATCAATAACTTTTAACACAGGTCGAGATTGTTGCAGAGTTGTCATCAGAACCTGTTGACTTGTTTCGTTGGCCTTTACCATTTCGTTTCGGAAACTCTCAACTGCCGCGCCCGTTTGCATTTGTCGCTGGCTGTTCTCAATCATCAGCACGGGGAGCCACGCCATCGAGCAGCCGTAGTCGTCGAGTTCTTCACCGGTATTTGGGTTTGTTCCGCGCACCTTCATGAACCACGCGCAGTCAAGTTGACGGCATGGCTTGAATCCATCCAGTGGGCAATTGGCTTTTGGTTCCAGTTTCATACGTCATGCTCTTGGATGTAAGTTCGGGCGGCAGTACGAGCAGCAACAACATCAGCGGGTACGACAGCGCCAGTCTCTTGCAGTCGGGCGTAGTACCAGTCGGTGGACGCTAGGTACTGCTTGTGCGTCAGTACCTGCTGTGCAATACCCAATCCGAGTACGTGTTTGGCTCTTGCGCCCGTTTAATCGCAATCTTCCGAGCGGCAAACAGCCCGACAAATCCGCCAAAACGCACGTCAAAGTCGCTGAACTGCTCATTCGGGCTGCGGTCTCGGAACTCAATTTCGCCGTGGCCACCATACCACTGTACAGCATGAATCTCAGCTGGCATAGATGCCATGTCCACGCCCTCTACAGGCTCTCCGTCGATCACCACAAGTGTGTCGTCTGGAATAATCGTAACTTGCATTTTTAGTCCTTTACTGCAATGATGGCGTCAACGTACTGAACAGCCATGTTGATAGCAGTGCCTGTAAAGCTGTGGTTGTGCGCCGTTCCTGAAAACGATCCGCTACCGCTAAAGCTGTGGTCGTGAGATCCGGAGCCGCCGGTTGCCCCGGTTGCGTTAGTTGTATTGTTGCCCCACCAGTTCCACCCGCCGCCGCTGTTCCAGCTCTGGTCGCCGCGAGGTCCGCTGTGCGTGTGACTTGGGATTTGCGACGTGGATAGGGTGGTTGCTCCAACAGTTCCACTCAAACTAACCGAGCCGCCTGCTGTAGTGTTCGCAATCGTTCCTGATACACCCTGAGAAGCGAACGCTGCCGTAAACGCAACTGAACCACCTGAGCCCGCCGTACCAGACACAACTCGAAGCGCCTTGTTGTCGTGTGTTGTGTCCTTTGTCCAACCAGTTGGTGCGGCAGTCTGCACGAACATCATTTTAGTACCTGCGGGAAAACCACCTCCAGCGTTCGCCCAACTAACAGAAGTACCATTGGTAGTCAGAAACTTACCAGAGTTCCCTGTCTGGTCAGCCACATAAGAAGCAGCTTCCGTGGCACTGGCAGCAGCCGCTGTAGCACTGTTAGCTGCGTTCGTAGCACTTGTAGAAGCAGCACTAGCAGAGTTACTAGCATTAGTGGCAGACGTAGCAGCAGCCGATGCACTGTTCGATGCATTGGTAGCCGACGTAGCAGCGTTTGAAGCAGACGTAGAAGCAGCACTGGCACTGCCAGCAGCATTGGTTTCGCTTGTAGCAGCATTACTAGCTGAGGTGCTAGCAGCAGAAGCACTAGACGCAGCATTAGTTTCCGAAGTAGCTGCATTGGTTTCACTCAAGGCAGCAGCAGTCTCGGAAGCAGCAGCGTTAGTCTCAGACGTAGAAGCTGCTGAGGCAGAGTTAGATGCATTGGTTGCAGACGTAGCAGCAGCCGTAGCAGAGTTAGAAGCGTTAGTAGCTGACGTTGCAGCAGCACTGGCGCTAGTAGAAGCATTAGAAGCACTCGTAGAAGCGCTAGAAGCACTGTTAGAGGCGTTCGTAGCAGCAGTTGAGGCTGTAGCAGCACTGGAGGCCGCAGCAGTCTCGGAAGCAGCCGCAGCAGTTGCGCTAGAAGCAGCAGCAGTGGCGCTAGAGGCTGCATTGGTGGCACTGGTCGAGGCAGCAGAAGCAGAGCTTGCAGCGTTCGAGGCACTGGTGGAAGCACCAGAGGCACTGCTGGAGGCTGCTGTAGCACTGGAGGCCGCAGCAGTAGCAGAGCTGGCTGCGTTAGTTGCACTGGTGGCAGCAGCAGTGGCAGAAGCATCAGCAGCCGCAGCGTCAGCGGCTACGCCAGCTTCAGAAGCAGCAGCAGCGTCAGCAGAGGCATCAGCCGCAGCAGCAGACGCAGAAGCAGACTGCTCCAGTTGTGTCAGAAGGGTCAGTTCAGCGTCAGTTGTAGCGTTACCACCACCACCGGGGCCACGGTAGATCGTCATAATTTATTTCCTAATCAATTCAAAGGTGTTGATTACGTGAAAGGTTGCGCCTGTCTCAGCCTGAAGCCTGATCTCATCACCTTCCTCCAAGACAACATATGCACCACCATCAAACTTAATGAACTGAGTGGGGCTAATCACGTAGTTGTCAAGAACATAGTATTCAGTCGCTGCTGAACTGTCGTACCACAACACATCAATGTATTTGTTGTTACCTGCATGGTTCACAGCGTAGCAAAGGTTCCACTTAACGTAATAGCCAGTAGGAACCGTGTAAGCAGTAGTCTTGGTTGTCGTGGTTAGAATGTTAGCTACTGACGTAGGACGAGTCATGCCAGCTCCTTCTTAGGTCTACCTACACGTTTAACTTGTTCTTCTGTTGGAAACACTTGTTCTTTCTCAGGCAACACCTCACTGTACTCAGGGTGCTGACGCATGGATTCAATGTCGTACTGAGACTTGAATGTGACCGTATTGCCAGTCTTGATGCATTTAAAAGTTACACTCATAAACATCTCCTTCTTGTTCATTACCTTAAAGAAGGCCCCTCTGAGAAGGGCCAACCTTAAGGAGACTCAGTTGCTTAACATCCGAGTCTCCGTTTACTTGCTTAATTAAGCAGCCAAGGCGATAGCCACAGCAGCTTCGTCACGCAGTTCCTTAACACCGTAGAGCATATCGGCGGTGTACAAGGTAGCCAAGTACTCTTGCTTGTACTGGGTCTGCGAACGGACACCCATCTGTTCAGCCAAGACGAAAGCGTCTTTGTGGAACATCAAGGCGATACGAGCAGCGCCCGTAGCGGTTTCGCAGTTGGTAGACACGTAGACTTTAACGCCATACACATCACCAATCTGACCGTTACGGATGGTGTTACCACCAGCAGCTTCACCAGTGAACGACTGCTCGGTGAAACGAGCCAAGCCCATCAAGGTGTTACGAGCAACAGGAGGAATCACCAACACGCGACCATCCATAGGCACGTCAGCATCGTCCAAAGTCTGGATAACCTTACGGATAGCAGCATCAGTCAATGCAGCTTCGTTGGAACCAGTGTACAAGGTCGAACCATCGGAACCGATAACAGCCTTGTCATAGGCGATAGTACCGTCACCACCCTTAACGCCACGACCCAACTGCAACAAGTCGGTATCAACTTGTTTAGCCAAGGCGTAACCAGCGTCAGCGGTATAGAACTTACGCAAAGAAGCCAAAGCTTGCACTTCGGTAATGTCTTCGATAAAGCGGCTATACTCATAGTGCTTGTTGACCAAGACTTGAATCTCAGACTCGGTGCTCTGTTGCAGAGTCACTTGGGTCTCAGTAGCCTTAGCCGAAGCAGCGCCACGGGTAGGTTTAGGGATGTGCAGGGTATCACCCTTCTTGCCCTTGAAGCTCATCTTGTTGACGAGGTTAGCCATCACCAAGTTGGACTTATAAGCAGCGATAACCTCATCACTCCAAATTTCAGGAATGAACGTTGCTGCACGGGTGTTATTAACACTGTTAGTAGGAGAGAATTCACCAGCCATTTTAAAATTTCCTTTCAGAATAGTACAAAGAATGTGAAATTAATCACTTGAAGCCATATTCTCGCTTCGCTGCGATTACTTCACGCGACCCTCTGAGTACGCAGCCATGATTTCATCGGCTAGCGCAGCATAACGGTCAGGATTACGAACCATAAGATCAATGATGTCTTGTCGGCGGTAGGTTTTGCGACCAATCGACTCACCGGAGCCTTTACCAGCGCCTGTGGAAGCAGCCTTTACAGCTTGTTTACGCTCCACCTGCTCTACGGCCTTCGTCTTCTCTACAACAGCCTTTCGCTCTTTGAACGTACTCAAGAGTTCATTAGCAGCATCGAAGTCAAAGGCTTTGTCTGCACGTACAAACAGCTCTTGTCGCACCTTAGATTTACCAATCCAGTCCTGAAAGTCAGGAGAACCTACAATATCTTGAAAGTCTGGATGTTCATTCTTCAGTGTTGCCAGTGCTTCTGCTTTACGCATATTCAAAGTCAACTCTTCAGCAGCTCGAATCTTTGGATGCCGTTCAATAGCCTTGCTCATGGCTGCTTTAGGGTCAGCAAAGAAGTCTACTTCGTCAATCTCATCATCGTTGGGGGCTTGTTGTTGTTTGTGTTGGACGGTTTGGGCTTTAATAAAGTCATCCACCAAACGGCGAAGCTCACCGACTTCGGAACCTTGGCGACCCAGAGCCTTTTCAGCCTCTTGGTGCATCCGAGCAATCTCTTTGGCACTCTTGCCTCGATATTTCTCAGGAATGTCCTCTTCCTCTTGTTGCTCTTGTGAACTAGAAACTTGTCCACCGTCATCAACTTGAGAAATCTGTTCCTCTTGTTGGTCAATTTCGTTTACGTCTGATTCTTCAGAACCTTTATTCAAGTCTTCGTCAAGAAAGTTTGCCATATGTCTTATACTCCGTAGTAGCTAGTACTATTGTGGAAGAAAATAGTGGTTATCCTGTTTAGGGAGTCACTGCGCTTTTCGCAGATACGTCAGCATCGAGAACCTTCTGTGGAGGGTGCTCGTGTCATTCGCCACTGCGCTTTTGCTCTTGCTTCAGTTTCTCAGCGTGTTTCCGCTCCCATTTCATGGCCTCACCGGGGAACGCCCCAGAGGTTCCATCCAGCTTGACCATAGGAGTGCTGATTAATCGTGCAGCAGGAAGACCACACTCAGGGCAAGGGTTGATCCGAAGTTCGGATTCCACATAAGCCTCGTGAACGTGGTCGTTATCGCATTTGAAATCAAAGAATCTCCGCATCTTTAGCCTCCTCGTGTGCTGCTTCAATAGCAGATTCAAAGTTAAGGATTCGATCCAGAGTCTCTAAGACACCTTTGCGATAAAAAAGATCGTTTCCGTCTTTAACAGTTAGCACATCGGACATCATGACTCGGTTATCCCGAACATCCTGTACGTATTGCTTCCAGCCTTCAGACGAAAACAGATCAAAATAAGTGTTGTAGTACCGTTCAAGTTCATGCTCCACGACTATCCTCCAGATATTGAATCATATTTTTCAAGAGTTCCGTGTCGTCTTCCATTTTACCGAGTGTAGTATTACACCGATAACAAAGAAGACCACGAATAAGACCTGTTTTATGATCGTGATCTACGCATAGTCGTTTTGCTGTTCCTTTATTCCAGTGATTTTCTACTGTCTCTGGTTTATTGCAGATAGCGCATTTATTATCTTGCTGTTCAAGCATATTTAAATAATCAGTCTTGCTTATCCCATAACGGGCTTTTAGCTGATTAAAAAAATACTGCTCTGGGTTGTTTTTATACCATTGCTTTGCGCGTTCTGAGGAACAAGGCTTACACAAATAACCTTTATTCGTTGCTTTGGGTCTATTTGTCTCGCCGCACGAAGGACAAGGTTTCAGTTCTTTATCCATGACGGAGAACCTTTCTATAAGTTGTTAATTACTGATTGTTGCGATTGCTATTAGCCATTTGCATACGAGTAATCTCTACGTTCGTATCAATGTCTTTCTCTTTAATCGCCAATTCAGCAATCCTGACGCGACGTTCAAAGTCTTTAGACTCATCATCTTCATCAAGGTTGTTAGACAATGCAGAGATATACTTAGCTTGGGCCATCTGAGGAGCCAACTGAGCGTCAACCTGAGCCTTGTTAGCGTCAGCCATAGCCTTTTGAGTCTGTGCCTGAGTCAACTGGAGGTTGGCTTGCAGTGTAGCCATCTGAGCCTGTTGAGCCATCATTGCCTGTTGCTGTGCTTCAGGGTTAGGCTGCGACATCTCTTGAATCTTAGCCATCAGTTCTTCACGATTAGCCAAGCCCATATTGTCAATAACTGCTGTTACTAGTAATGGATAGATAGGGCTATCTTGTCCAAGTGTCTGTAGGAGCTGTACAAGCTGTGTGACCTCGTACTCACGGGCAATAACACCCAAGGAGCTGTGAGGGATAAACTTGAAGTCTCGAACAGGGTAGTTGTCAGGGTCAAACTGCATATAACGCCATGCTGCCTTCTGAACCAAAGGAATCAGGAAGGACTCTTGGAAGTTAATCAGTGTGCGCTTATGTCGCTTGATGATTGCACCCAGAGACATACTCACAGCACCGGCAGCAGCTTCACCGTTGATAGAGCCGGGGATACCAGCAGCGTCAACAGCGCCTGTAGCCATCTGAACCATCTTCTGCAACTCAGCAGCCTGAGAGAACGTAACCTGATCCAAGCTACCGAACTTAAACGGCATCATGATCTCAGAAGGATTACCGTTGGTCAGGATCGTCTTACCCGGACGAATCTCAAACTTACTACCACGAGGCAGTCGAGTAGCGTCCATTGCCATCATCGGGTGAACGGTCAATGCCAAGGCATCAATACGAGCGCGAAGCTCTGCGTCCAAAGCCTTCTGACTGTTGTATGCCTTCTCGCAGATACCTCGACCCCAGAAGCGGTTAGGAACCACATCCCAAGGGAAAGCAATCACTGGTCGATCTTGCATCATGTATGGGTTTTCTTCCACTTTGAGCAGAACCCCATCATTACCCACCACCACGATAGCCTCGACGTAATCAAAGTTCTCTTCAGCGTCTTCAGTCTCGTTAAAGGCCATCGCTGAGAGTTCGCTATCCTCTTCTCCGTCTTGGAGTCGCATAGCTTCATCAAACAAGTTCTTAGGCACAAGACCAAAATACTTGGTGATACGAACCTTGTCATCATCGTAGCTAGCCAACTCTTTGTCAGCTTCAAGGTCAGTGTCAGTAGACGCTATACCAATATCCACCTTACGGTAGACACCATCTCGTTGAGCTTTGTGGACGCTGTGGATAGGCACAAACTCATCAATAATCACACCAACAGCATCCTCAATCGAGGAAGCCACAGGGTCAATCAAGAAGTTCTGTGGGAGCACAGGGCGAATACGGACGATAACCCGTGGCTCAATGGTGACACCAACAGCTTGCAGAGCGCCATCCATGATAGGCTGTGTTGCTGGCTTCATGTCGTTGATCTCTTCAATCACCAACTCAGCAATACCAGTCCCGTACACAGCACTGTTCAATACGCACTCAGCAACAGCTTTACGAACCTTGGTGAGGCTGAAGTCTTCCATCAGTTGCTCACGCAGGTACGCTACATCGCTGTTGTCTTGGTCTTTACGGTCATCCTTGATGTCAAAGAAGCGACCTCGACCAAACGTAGCCTCCTCAACCTCAGCCACTGCACTCTCAACAGCTTGCTGAGTGGCAGGGGAGATGAGCTTAGAGCGTTCACTGGAGCGCATAGAGTCTTCAGCAGCCCAGATACCACGCCAAGTACGGTAGTACTCATCAAACTTCTCTTTGTAGTTTGAGTTGTAGTGATCTCGCCACCGCTCCTGCTTATCCATAACCCATCCCGCTAAGGATGACTGGATAAAGTCATTCGTTCGTTCTTCAAGCATTGTTGTTCCTTTTACCACTTGACCTTGTTGGCCCAATAAGCAGCAGACATCTTGCCTTTGGCAATGTTCTGAGCATGACGTGCCTTAAAGGAATCGTTACGCTTACTGCCTTCAGGAGAGCCTGATACACCTTGTTGACCAAAACGGATAGTCTTGACCTGATCTCCATCTTTTGCCACCACCACATGAGACTTGGTAGGGTGGCTAGGAGTCTTCTTGGGTTTGTTGTAACCGCTAACCCCTGCTTTCTCTAAACGGGAGTCTTTCTTGGTAGCCATTACTTACCCTTCATCAGGCACTTACCTGCCTTCTTGCACTTAGCAGGAGTAGGACAGCCAGCGCAAGGCTTGAAAGGCTTGATTGGGATCATGTTTTTCTTGGTAGCCATGTTCATTTACCTTTCTTAGCTGTTTTAGCAGCCTTCTTGAAGTCAGCAGCAGTAGGAGCACCCTTGGTTCCGGGTTTCTTCATCTTCTCACCAGAGCCAGCCTTGATACGAGCTTGCTTGGCGTTGATGTTTGCGTAGAGTCCTTGTTTCATAATGTCAGTATCCTGAAAGATTGTCTAAGACTTCCCATTCCTCTTCCTCATAATCCGACTGGTAGTTGGTTACACACAGTTGGTCAATGTAAGACAAGGCATCCGGTAAGTCATCGTGAACCCCGGCTGTTGGGAATAAAAGTAATTGTTCCTTGAAATCCTCAAAGTCACCATCCTCGTTGAGGACAATGCGACCATGCTCAAAGCGACCTTGTAAAGCCCAGACAATCCTGTCTGTCTTCTTCTTGTTACCGTGAGTTAGGTCATGGATGTGCGAGAACGTGTTGTATTTACGCATCAAGTCAGAGAGGAACGGTAGAACAGCGTTCTTCAAACTTCCCCTCTCAATGCCGATAGCTGTAGGCTGATATTCCTTCATGACAGAGAGAATCTTAGAGGCTGTCTCCTTGATGTCCCACCTACCATGCTGAATCTCTTTCACCCACCAGACACCATCTTCATCTGACACCTTGACTACAGCAATGGCTGTCTCGTCAAGACGCTTCTTGGAAGCACTGGCGTTCTTAGCGACATCCTCAAAACCTGCTAAGTCCACAGCTACGTAGTAAGAACCAAACTGAGGCTCTGGGCCTGTCTTGATCCACTCTTCTTTAAATATCTCTTGTCCAGATACAGCGAATGAAGCTTCAAATTCCTGCTTAAACACCAAGGTGCTCAGAGTCTTCTTAGCAGCTTCAATCTCCTTCGGGGCAATGGTAGGGTTATCCTTCGTAGTGAAGTGAAACGCTACCCAATCCTCATCCTCACCCTTCTGTGCTGAGTTGTACAGGTCATAGAACCAGTTACGCCCATCAGGGGAAGACACAAACAAAGCTTCACCCTCCAAGTCAGACAGAGCTGGACGAATAATCTTTGTCCATGTAGAGTCATCCTTGATAAACGCTGCTTCATCTAACACTGCAAAATACAGTTTAAGACCTCGCAGGGTATCAGGGTTCTCAGCAGATCGGATGTGAATCTTACGACCTGTAACCAGAGTAATATCCAACTGGTTCACATGGGCAGACTTGATAATGTCCCTTCCTTGGTCTAAAAGGGCATCCCAAGCGATTTGTCGAGCC